TTTCTCCGAACCATTCTGGCCAGAGGACGCACAGCATTGACCGGATCACGCCTCATTGTGTGGTCGGTCAGTGTACGGCGGAAGGCCTGGGGGAATGGTTTGAGAAGAAGTCCACGCAGGCATCCAGCAACTACGGTATTGACCGGGACGGCAGAGTGGCTCTGTATGTAGAAGAGAAGAACCGTTCCTGGTGTTCTTCCAGCAATGCCAACGATCAGAGGGCGATCACGATTGAGTGTGCTTCCGATACTACGGAGCCTTATGCGTTCAGGGATGTGGTGTATAAGAAGCTGATCGAGCTCTGCATTGACATCTGTAAGCGTAACGGAAAGAACAAGCTGATCTGGTTTGGGGATAAGGACAAGACGCTGAATTATTCTCCGAAGAGCGGGGAGATGATCCTGACGGTTCACAGGTGGTTCGCGAATAAGTCCTGTCCGGGTAATTGGATGTATGCGAGGATGGGAGATCTGGCAGAGAAGGTGACGAAGGCACTGCAGGGATCCTCTGATTCCGGTGGCGGGTCGGCATCCAAGGGAACCCAGGCATCTGTCCTGAAGGATCTGTCTGAGGCGGATGCAATCAAGAAGGTCGGTGCGCTGTTTACGGCAGACCAGAAGAAGAGCGACATCCTTGCATCGGTATCCTTGGCTCAGTTTATTCTGGAATCCAGTTATGGAAAGAGTGAGCTTGCGCAGAATGCCAACAATATCTTCGGGATGAAGTGCGGCTTGTCTGGGAACACTTGGAGCGGATCTTCGTGGGATGGCAAGAGCAAGTACACGAAGAAGACGCAGGAACAGCACACGGACGGAAGCTATGAGACGATTACGGCTGATTTCCGCAAGTATCCCTGCATTGAGGATTCTATTGCTGACCATTCCGCTTATCTGCTTGGGGCAAAGAACGGCAGCAAGCTGAGATATGATGGGCTGAAGGGGTGCAATGATTATAAGAAGGCTGTGCAGATCATCAAGGATGGAGGTTATGCCACAAGCCTGACCTATGTGGAGAAGCTTTGCTCCATCATCGAGAAGTGGAATCTGACTCAGTATGATGCGAAGGACTCCGGTGGTGATGTGATTCGGTGGTATCGAGTGAGGAAATCCTGGGCAGATGCCAAGAGTCAGAAGGGAGCCTATAAGATCCTGGATAACGCGAAGAAATGCGTGGATAAGAATCCGGGATACAAGGTGTACGATGCGGATGGCAAGGTGGTGTATGAGCCGAAGGCTGCGCAGGCTGAGGTGAAGGTGCCGTTCTTGGTGAAGGTCAGTATCTCTGATTTGAATATCCGGAAAGGTCCGGGAACGGATTTCGGCAGAGTTCGTTTTATTGAGCCAGGGGTGTTCACTATCATGGAAGTTCGGAGCGGCAAAGGCAGTTCTGCCGGATGGGGCAGGTTAAAAAGCGGAATCGGATGGATCTCGTTGGATTTCGTCCGTAGGATTTAAGAATGACGGCTGGTGGAGATTGAGTTCTCTGCTGGCCACAATTACTGCGTGACCTGTGCGTGACTGGAATCTGATACAAGTACGAAGGATGCTGGTAGGTATTATTGTCCATTAATTACATGATTTTAAGGAAGCAGTCTATATGGGACGAAAATTTTCGAGGTTCAAGGTTTAAAAATAAATAAGAGATTGGAATGTGTTAATTCAAGATAAAGTATTAATGATTGTGGCTTGTTGAAGTGTTTTATGTGGAAATATTTAAGGTGACGGTATGAGTGAAATTAGAAAAATGAACTCAAAAGAAAAAGCTCTTTTGATTGAAAGTGCTTTAAGAAAATTGGAAGATACAAATGATAAGTTCGCTGATGAAATAGAACATGATTGGAATGGTACAATTAAAAAGTCATTAGATAAATTTCGGTTATATCATGGAGAAATTGGCGAAAAAAGAGACTATATTTTGAATAATTTTCTTGATTCTAATTTACCATTTGACGAAATTGCACCAGAAGCTGTACAGAATTTGTGCGATACGATAAGTGCAATGGCAGGTCTCATCAATAAGTAATGTAGGGGGGAAAGTGATGCTGTTTACTGAGATTTGTCTTTTAATTACTCTTTTAATTCCGATATTTATACTGGCGTGCTCAGCAATGATGGGTTTAATTTCTGTGGGTTATACAAGCTTTGGCTTGTTTCTGAGTATAGTGTTAGGTTCTTTTGTGATTGGATACATAATTGTTTTTCTGAAACGGCCATATAAAAATGTGGAACGCAACAAAAAAGTAGAAAAGAAGCTATTCTCTGTATGTTGGGCAATCACATTGATAATGCTTTTCTTAAGTATTGAAATCCAAGATGAGGTTAATAAGCCCTATGAAAGACAAGAAAGAAAAAAGTGGGAAAAGCAAGCAAATGATGCAGGATATTATAAAAAAAATGGGCTATGGTATTATATGGGCAAAGGAGTAAATGATCAGGAAGAAGATGATTGATATCATAAAGACTATAAAGCAACTCTGCCGGATGGGGCAGACTGAAGAGTTGTATCGGATGGATCTCGTTGGATTTCGTCCGGAGGATTTAAGAATGACGGCTGGTGGAGACTGAGTTCTCTGCCAGCCATTTTTTATTTGGCGCTGAAAAACAGTCTGATACGCGATACGATCGAGGGTATCAGACTGATGAAGGGAGGTGCCGCCGATGACGACATTTATGAAGAACGGTATTGAAGTTGAAATGCCTGAGGATGACGAAAAGTCCAGACAGAACATGATCATCGCCGCAGAGTTCATGGCGAGGATGATCCGGAAATATGGAGATAGGGTTTTGGCGAAAATCGAAGCAAAAGAAAGACAGGAAAGGAAGCAGTATGATGGAAGATGAAATAAGGGCAAGAAATGAAGAACGGCGTGCCCAATTAGATGCTGTGAGCCACAGGAACATGGAAAAGTGCGCTGCATTTATCGCAAAGATGATTCGGAAATATGGACATGAGGTTTTGGCAGAGATTGAAGCAGAAGAAAAGGAAAAACAAGCATCATCAAATAAGTCGGGGTTTGGTAAATGAAGCTACCGCCATTTGTTTTTATGTCACTGAAAGTTATTAAGAACTACGTTATTATGGAATTGCTCAAGTCGGAGGCTGTGTAAACAGGCGGCGAATCAGACTTAGTCCTATTTATTCGACCTAAATCTGCAATGGAAGGAGGCGATGCTTATTGATGACGCTGGAAGAGATGAAAGCGGTGGATATACGAACCGTGAGACGTGAAGATCTTGTGGATATCAGAGATGTTCATATTGACCGTACACTTCCAAAGGAAGAGAGGATCAAAGATTTTATCCGTCAGATCAAGAACCCGTATTGTTACAAGTGCGGGGATGTGGTGGTAAAGGTAGAATTCTCTGATACGGATCTTACTCTTGAAGACTGTATGGAACATTATCTTCGGAATAGGTGGTAGGTATAGCATCCTGATAACCAGAAAAATGTAAATGTAGTTACAGATCAGGTATCTGCAGTTGTCCTTTATGGATGGCTGCAGATATTTTTTTGCCTGAAAGTCAGAAAATGGGCGGTGAAATCTCCTTTGAACAGTAGAAGGAGGACTTAGCCGTGGAAGAGTTAAAAGATATCACGAAGATAAAGGTCAACAGGCAGCTTCAGGGTGAAGAACGTGTCCGGGATTATAAAGAAAAGATAGGCAGCCTGGATCATTTTATGGTAGCCGGTGTAGAAGTCAGGTGCGTGTATGCGGATGACGGTCCTTCGCTGAATGACCGGCTGAGGGAACTGATCAGGACAAGATAATGATTTTCAAATTATGGCACGGATTTTTTTCTGAAGGCGCGTTATATTGGTAATGTCTCCTTCAGACGCATCCAGCCAATGCGATCCAGAGACAGGGTTTGATATGGCAGCCAGTACGGGACCGCTGTCCATGTTGAACAGGATGGAGTGGAAATCTCCGTACATAAACGAATAGGACTATGCCTGCGGGCATTCTGTTTATGTATGTATCTTGTTCCTCATGGAGAGCGGTTTCTTATATGGCTGTCTTTTTGATGAAGGAGGCAGATCATGCAGGACGGAAAAGAAGCAAAGAAGAATGAAGCGGTCCGGGAGAAAAGGCGGATCAGCGGAGACTGGACGAAGTACGGGAAGTTCATGATAAAAACGACTTTCGGTGATAAGTCCGTCACCGATCTGATGATACTTTATGCGGAACGGGTTGCTTCACTGAAATATTGAGATAGGAGAATCTGATGAAGCAGAAAAAAGAGATATACAGGACGGCGATGTACCTGAGGCTGTCCAAAGGCGATCTGGATGTTGATGGCCTTGATAAATCCGAGAGCAACAGTATCACGAATCAGAGGATGATCGTGGAGAACTTCCTTGATAAGAATCCTGACCTGAAGCTGGTGGATACCTATGTTGACGATGGCTTTACCGGCACGAATTTTGACCGGCCTGAAATGAAGAGAATGATGGCGGATGTGGACGCGGGAAAGATTGACTGTATCGTTGTAAAGGATCTGTCCCGCTTCGGTCGTGAGAGGATAGAGACAGGAACATATATCGCGAAGACATTCAAGGCGAAGGGAATCCGTTTCATAGCGATTAACGACCATTATGACACACTGACGGCTGACGGGTCGGAAACGCATATTGTCATGCCGATTAAGGCTCTGACGAACGATAACTTTTCCAGGGACATTTCCACGAAGGTGCGTTCCAGCCAGGAGATCAAAAGGGAAAAGGGCGAGTTTATCGGTGCGTTTGCGCCGTATGGCTATAAAAAGGATGCGGATAACAAGAATCTTCTGGTACCGGACGACTATGCGGCGAAGATCGTGGCTTCGATATTTGCGGATAAGCTGGAAGGCATGAGCGCCAATGCGATAGCGCAGAGGCTGAATGATGAGGGTGTCCTTTCACCGCTGGAATATAAGAAGAAGCAGGGGCAGAAGTTCACCACGGGTTTCAAGAGCGGCAGGAAGGCTCTGTGGTCTTCCCAGACGGTGATCAGGATACTGAAGGATGAAGTGTATGTCGGTGTTCTGGCGCAGGGCAAACGGGCGAGGGTCAGCTATAAGGTGAGAAAAGAGATCCGAAGACCTAAAGACGAATGGATCCGGATAGAGGATACCCACAAGGCGATCGTCAGCCGTGAGACCTTTGATTCCGTGCAGATGATGATGGACAGGGATACGATCAAGGCGGCAGATGGCAGTACTTCGTTATTTGCCGGGATGCTTTTCTGCGGAGACTGCGGAAAGAGCATGGTGCGTCGCGTTGACAGCAGAAACCGTGAACGGAGCGCTCATTATATCTGTTCCAATTACAACAGGAATAAGGAATGTAGCCGTCATTCTGTCTGTGAGGATGAACTGAAAGAGGCTGTGGAGATTTTTCTTCGTGACCATATCGACAGGCTGGCAAATGCGAGGAAGATGTCGCAGAGCATTGATTTTCTGGAAATCGGATTTGAGGCGGCTGCTGAGCATGACAGGGATATCGTGAAGTTGAAGGAAGAACTGCTCAGGTGTAGCACTTTGAAATCATCGCTCTATCAGGATCTGAAAGAGGGCATCATTAATGAGAGCCAGTTCAACCGGTACCGCGAGGAATACACGAACAGGGAAATGGCACTGCAGGAAGCGATCGAGGAACAGGAACGGGTTATCCGGGATATTTATGACGGGAAGATCGCATCCGGGGTTCAGCTGGAAGAGATCCAAGCCGGTATGAATATTTCAGGACTCAGCCGGACGGCGCTTGTAACCTTTATCGACAGGATCCTTGTGTATGAGGGTATGAAGCTGGAGATCGTAACGAAGTATGACGCGGTGATCGACAAGGTTGTACGTATCAATGACGGGATCAATTATGGATGGAAGGAGGCGGTGTAAATGGCAAGGAAAGCGAACAGATATAATGCCGTTGCAGTCGCATCCGATCAGGTACAGGCGGCTCCTGAGAAAACGTTCCGGGCGGGGCTTTATGCAAGGCTGTCCGTGGAGATAAACGAGAGACCGAGCAATTCCATCCAGACGCAGCTGGATATCATGCGCGGGTATGTGAACAGGCATCCGGAAATCATAGAGGCTTTTGAGTATGCTGACAGCGGTTTCTCCGGCACGAACTTTGAAAGACCGAACTTTAACAGGCTGATGGATGATGTCCGGGCGGGCAAGATAAACTGTATTCTTGTGAAGGATCTGTCGCGTTTCGGCAGGGACTATCTGGAAACAACCAATTATATTGAGATCATCCTTCCGTTCCTGGGCGTTCGGTTCATATCCGTCAACGACCATTTTGATACGGACGCGGCCTGCAATGAGAATAAGACCTTGGAGATTGCGCTGAAGAATCTGGTTAACGATATGTATGCGAAGGATGTTTCCAAGAGGGTTTCCACGGTCCGCAGGCAGGAAGTGGAGCGGGGGAAGTTTACCGGCAGCAATGCGCCGTATGGTTATGTGGTCGATGACAAGGATCCGTTGAGACATTTCTTGATTGATGAACCGGCGGCAGCGGTCGTGAGGGATATGTACCAGATGGCGGATGATGGTATGTCCGTCCGGGAGATATCGCTGGAACTGCAGAGGCGGAATCTTTCCATTCCTGGGCAATACTTGAAGACGGGGCATCTGTATCAGGAAGAAGGAGATGAGGTGCATATCTGGCATATTGGAACCATAGCCAACATTCTCCGCAAGGAAGAGTATATTGGAAACCTTGTCCATGGCAGGCGGCGGTCAAGGCTGTATGAGAATGAGAAACGGCATTTTACGGATAAGGATGAATGGGTCATAACTGAAAATGCCCATGAACCTATTGTCAGCCGCGAACAATATGACCGTGTGAGGGCAAAGTTTGAGAAGAAGGTGAAAGACAGCACATTCTCCTCAGACCGTGGTGCCGGAGTAGCGAAGAAGCAGGACAAATATGCAGGCCTGCTGTTCTGCGGTGAGTGCGGGAAACGCCTTCGGTTTAATTCACGAATGGGAAGGCAGGAATCAGATACCAACCGGACATACTTCTACCAGTGCTGTAATACATATGACCTGTCCAATCAGGGATACTGCAGCGTGAACATTATGGAGAAGATGCTTGATAAGGTCGTGATGGAAACTCTGAAAATGCAGGTGCAGCTTTTCTCTGACAAGGGAATCACGACAGACTGGTGCAGGGAGGAAGCTGAAAAGAAATTAAAGCCTGCACAGAACCGGGTGAAGAAGATACAAGCGGAAATCTCCACGCTGGAATACGAGGACTTCGAGATGCATGGAAGATTTGGTGTTGGAGAGATCAACCGTGAGGAAATGACTGCATACCAGAAATCATCTGAAAAGAAGATGGCGAAACTCAGGGAGCAGCTTTCCGCAGCGGAAGACAAAGAGTCTGAAATCCGTAAGGATTGGAATGATTTTTCTCACGGCATTGAGGCGCTGTACCGTGTGAATGGTAAGAGGAAGCCGGACAGGGATACTCTGTTGACTCTGATCAGGAAGATCACCATCAAGCATAGTGGAGAATTTACGATTGAATGGAATTTTGACCGCAAGTTCAAGCCTGTAGATGGAAGCTACGTGAAAGGGGCGAAGAAGATATGAAGAAGGTGGCATTATATATGAGGCTTTCAAAAGAAGATGAATATATTCGTGATGAAAGCAACAGTATCTCCAATCAGAGGGCGTTCCTTCATAAGCATATCCGCGCTATTCCTGAACTAAAGAAAATGGAAGTCCTGGAGTTTAAGGATGATGGATATACTGGGAAGAATATGAATCGTCCGGGAATGCAGGAACTTTTGGATATGGTGAAGGCGCAGAAGATAGCATGTATCGTTGTGAAGGATATCAGCCGCTTTTCCAGAGATCATCTGGAAACAGGGAAATACCTGGAACAGATTTTTCCGTTTATGGGTGTCAGATTTATTGCGGTCAATGATAATTATGACAGTAAGGATTTTGCCGGTGGTATTGGAGAGATTGATGTAGCGTTCAAGGGAATCCTCTATGATTTCTACAGTGAGGATCTGTCGCAGAAGGTGAAATCCTCTTTGGCGGCGCGTAAGGCGAAAGGAAACTACACGGCTTCCGTTGCGACATATGGTTATAAGAAGGATCCAGAGAAGAAGGGTCATCTGATCGTGGATGATGAGGCGGCGGAGATCGTTAAGCGGATTTATCGGGAGTATCTGGATGGCAAGGCGATTTACAAGATCGCCCAGGGATTGAATGATGACGGAATCGTGGCTCCGTCCATCCACTTGAAGAGGAAAATCGGGAACGGATATATCCGCCACAATGCAACGCTCCTTTGGACAACGGTATGTGTCCGAAGGATGCTCTGTAACCAGACTTATCTGGGACATGTGGTGTATCACAAGTACGAACAGGAATCGGTAGGCGGAAATGATAAGAAGATCCTTAATCCGGATGAGTGGAAGGTCGTTAAAAACATGCATGAGCCGCTTGTCAGCCAGAAGGATTTCGATAAAGCGCAGAAGCGTCTTCAGAGCAACAAGAAAGTGAAAAGGGTATATCCGAAGCACTGCTTGTCTGGAATGGTGGAATGCGGGATCTGTGGCCATAATATGCGTCACGCAAACAGCGGCAGACCGAAGTATGAATGCGCTTTTACTTACTTCAATATCAACCATAAGCATGACAGGAATTCCATCATCGATGTAGATATCGAGGCTGCTGTGCTGTCAGCAATGCAGAAGGAATTTGATCTGAAAGCGGAGTCGGAGAGTATCTGTGAGGAACGGAAAGAGCGGCAGCAGGGCAAGATCCGTGATGCACAAAAACGACTGAAAGAGATGGAACGGTCCTTGGATCAGCTGTACGAGGATCAGCGGGAGTCCTTTGAATCCTATAAGGCTGGAATGACGGAAAAGGACACTTTCCTTCAGCAGAAGCAGATGTATGAACAGCTGGAAGAGCGGCTGAATGGAAAAATCCAGATGCAGAAGGAAGCTGTGGAGAAACTGGAAGACGAAGCGGATGCCATGCCTAACGGATTATCTGTCAGTATGGGAGAAATCCAGGCTGACCGTCTTACGAGGGAATTGACGGAAGCATTTGTGGATAAAGTTCTTGTCTGGCCGGGACAGAAGATTGAGATACGGTGGAAATTTAAGAAGTGATGAAGCATCGGGGTGTCTTAGGACATCCCGATTTTTCTATTTTGGGGACTATTCAGAAAACGTATATTATGGTAGAATATCTTATGCTAATCATATAATTTTATTATAGAGTGATTGAGGGAAGAAAATGGTCACAAACAATATAGAGATTGATATAAAGGTAAAATGCGTTGAAGAACAGATGACGCAGGCAAAGCTGGCTGAAAAGGTTGGCACGCCGGCTTCCTATGTGAATAAGCTGATAAAGCGTGAAGAAGGGGTTGTGAATAACACCTTCGTTAAGATGCTGGAGGCTCTGGGATATGACATAGAGCTTCACTATGTTAAGAGGGAAGGTTGATTCTGAGATGCCAATTTGACATCTCATATTCAGGATAGAAGAATATGATTAAGAAGCAGAAACCAAGTCTTTCTAAGGATTTGACTGAGGCATTGAAACAGCATAGACCCTATGCGAAAAAAGGGCATACCAATGCCGTTTCAGCAATCAATATGCTTGAATCTACAGTTGCGACAGCTTCTGAAGAGTTGCAGGCTGAGATTGATCGTCTGGAGTTTAGTAATATAAGGGATGATGCAGTTTATAAATCTTTAACTGAACAGTTGTCCAAGATAAGGTCGGATTATGCAATCCTTCCGGCAAAACTGAGAGAAGATGTTGACCAGTTATCAAAGTCTACATTTACAGTAACGGTATTTGGTAGAACTATGGCTGGAAAATCAACACTGATGGAGGTACTAACTCATGGGGATGGGTCTTCAATAGGGCATGGAGCGCAACGTACAACGAGAAATGTTAGAAGGTACAAATACAAAAATCTGCAGATTGTAGATGTACCGGGTGTTGCTGCTTTTGAAGGTAAGGACGATGAGGATGTTGCTTTTAATGAAGCAAAAAAAGCTGATCTGATATTCTTCATTCTTAAGGACGAAGATGTACAGCCATCTGTCGCAGAATGCTTAAGCAGAATTGTCTCTTTGGGTAAGCCAGTTGTCTGTCTTGTTAATGTGAAAGCGGATATAGGGAGTACGGATATCACACCTGCGAAAATGAAGATGTTCAAGCGAGATCTTGAAAAGAAAATGCGGAAAGAACATCTGGAAGGAATAAAGAATCAGCTGTTCGAGTTTGGTCATAGCTATGGTCAGGATTGGAGAACGGTAAGATTTGCGTATGTTCACCTTAAAGCGGCATTCTTGTCACAACAACAAGAGTACCAGGAATATGCATCAGAATTATACTATTTGTCCCGATTTGATTATATCGATCAGGTTATCGTTGATGAGATAACAAGGAACGGCGGGTTTTATAAACTTAAGGCGTATACGGAAATTGTTGCAGTTCCGCTTGTAGATTCTGTAGAAACCCTTTTTGAACAGAGTGCTCAGAATAGCCAGCAAGGGTCATTGATGATTGCCAAGCGCAAAGCTTTGTCAGAATGGATAAGAGAGTTTACAAAGAGTGCGGATACTCAAATTGAAACATTTTTGACTACGGTTTCAAGTGACCTAAAGAAAGAAGTTGCAATATTTGCTGAAGACAACTATGCAAACAAGAACGCAAGCAAAAAATGGAACGAGGTAGTAAAAGATAGAAATATACAGCAAAGGGCTCAAAAGCTCCTGGAGCAGTTAGGCGGAGAATGTGAGAGTGAGTTACGGGAGATAACCAGGGAAACGGAGTTTGATATTAAATTTTCATACAAGCTAAATGCTGAACAGTCTCTTAATATGCATTCTATAGTTAATGGACGTCGTATATGGAACTGGGCAACATCAATAGTTTCAGGCGGTCTTACAATAGCCGGTATTTTTGTGGCGTCGCCTTTGGTAATTGCAGGGTTGGGCGTTGGTGCATTAGGATGGCTCGGTAATCTTTTATTTAAGGATTATGAGTCTAAGGCAAAGAATGCGAGAAAAGAGTTAGAGCGTAAGCTGACCAATCACATTAATAAAATGATGAACAGTTTGCGCAAAACAATGAAAAATGTACTTTATGATGAATTGCTGAAAAAATATATGAATCCTATGGAAGCTACGATGAACGAAGTGGTTTCGTCATTGTTCGCACTTTCAGATGTTCAACATATGTTTGCTAAAAGACTAAATGGTAAGCTTGAAGAAACGAACAAGCTGGTAGTAACGGAAGCTTTGGCATATGAGGAATATGAAGGATTGGAATATCACATAAATAGTCTGGCCAGAATACCGGGATATGCAGTTATGATTGTCTTGGACGACGGAAAGAGATTTCCAGATGATGCAAGAAATTCATTACGGAATTTGCTGAAGGAACAAATATGGTTTGTCTTTCAAAAGGATAACCTTAAGTCAATGCTGGGGCAAGCGATAGGAAAAGGATGCGAACGCAGTGAAATACGAATTCAGGACATAAATGGAGAGCCAAGGATTGCTCATATTCCAGCACTTGAAACAGTTGATGCATATACTCGAAATAGAATACGAATGGCGCAACAGTTGACAGGACTGTTGATAATGAAATGAGCGGGAGGATAGTGGCATGAAGCAAGAAATAGTTTCAATCTCTGATTGGACTCAGAAAAGCGAACTTTTACTCCAAAAGGTAAAAGATGTATTAGAGCAGGTGGGATATAAGGAATCTTCTCTGCCAACCAGTGTATTTGATATAGAAAAGCCGATAAGCATTGTTTTTGTCGGCCAATTTAGTGCGGGTAAGTCTACTATTATCAAGGCGCTGACCGGCATAGAGGATATTGAAATTGGCGAAGGTATTAAAACCATGGAAACACATTCCTATGATTGGAATGGGATTGAAGTTGTTGACACACCCGGTATAAAAACAACTATTCGTCCAGATCACGATGAAATCAGCTATAAGGCAATAGCAAGAGCAGATATGCTTGTTTATGTGGTCACGGAAGAGTTGTTCGATGACTTAGTTGGACAAAACTTTAGAAAGCTATTGTTGGAAAAAGACAAAGCTGCTGAAATGATTCTTGTAGTTAATAAGATGGCTGATATAGGGAATACCGAAGAGAACCGTATGGTAAAACTAAAAGATTTGGAGAAGGTTACAACTCCGTATTCTCCAGCAGATCTCAGGACTGTATTTGTTGATGCGGAATCATATATTGACAGCTTGTCAGAGGATGATCCAGATATTGCAGAGGAACTTAAAGAACGTAGCAATTATGATCAGTTGGTCGAAACGTTGAATGAGTTTGTCGCAGATAAGGGAATATCATCCAGACTGACAACAGTGCTTTATAAATTGTTTGATATTTTACAGGGTGCAATTCCTCATTTCCAATCATCTACAGGAAATGATGATGTTGATGCTGTCGAAGAGCATATGCTTAGAGAACGTTATATTATTTCCCAGACTTCATGGAGAATAGAATCTGCAGTTAAGGCGATCTATGAAAGTGCTGCTTCCGAGATAAGAGATAAGGGCCGTTCTATTGCAAACGATATATATGATTGCAGTGATGAATCCGCAGCTGAAGCTATGCTTGAAAAAGCCTATAGCGATGTTAATGAGATTTCTTCAAGATGTGAAAAAGATGTAGTTGCGAAAATTGAGGAATTAACTACAGACTGTCAGGCACAGTTGGATGATTTTTATAATTCTGATTTTTCTAATGCTTTACGGTTCAGGT